ACGCACCTATAACTTCATCGGACCATAGTTCCGGAATGAAGTTATTAGCTACAGCAGTAGTCACCATATTAGCTGTATAACTTGCCATTTTACTTCTCCTTATAAATGATTATTTAACCCTACCTTCTACGTATGCTTGCTGAATTTCGTCAGCTAACGATTCGTATCGTCTAGGGTCTGTTACCTGTAGATTGATTAAATCAGCTCTACGGTAAACCTTCTTTCCACCTACTGAATCTCCAGAAGAACGTGATTCAGAACTAGTTTTACGTAATACTTTTTCTCTTTTAACTTTCTCAGCAGCTTTTACTTTAGCTGTAGCGCCTGCCATATTAATTTGTTTCCATGTTGAAAACAACTCATTAGCAGAATCAAAGTCATAAGAGTCAGCAGTACGGAATAGCTCTTGTCTTATCTTGCTTCCTGAAATCCAATCCTTAAAGTCTTGGTCTTGGACTATTTCCGTAAAATCAGGGTGGGCAGACTCTAACTGAGCTGTCTGTAACGCTTGATTTTGTTTGGCTCTAGTCTGTCTAGCCACTACTACATCGGGATGTTGCTCTATAGCTGAGTTAACTGCTTTTGCAGGGTCAGCATAAAACTGGTCCTCGAAGGGAACTGTTTCTTCTATTGGTGGAGCAGTTTTAGTTGCTTGTTGTTGAGTGGATATTAAACTTTCAATGAGTTTCCGTTGTTCTCCAACTTCCATTCCTTGTTTACCTAATACTCTTTCAGCATTTTGGTGCATCTCAATAACGTCTTCTAATGATTTTCCAGCATACTTCTCAGGAATTGTAACTTCGGGTTGGTCTGCTTCAAGTTGTGCTTCCGCTTGGATAAAATCCTCTTGAGTTTCCTGTTCTATTGTTACGTCTTGATTTTCTGTTACCTGTGTTTCACCTAAAGGTGCTTCTTCTACTACTATACTCATTTTGGTCTCCGCCCTATTAGGGTTATGAAGTTATATTAGGTAGAGTCCTATGACTAGGATTGTTCTACCGCTAGTTTAGTTGCATCTTCTAGACTTCTCAACTGTCTTAGTATTTGCAACTGACCCTTAGCGTGCCAAAGGTCTTGTTCACTTTCAATATTGCGTATATCTTCTACAATACTTTCAGTGTTTTTCATATCAGACATTAAGTCTCTCCACCCTTCGGTTTCAAACATGTCTAATCTATCTCTTAAAAACTGTTCATCAGTCTTCATTGAACTGTTGTATTAATTATAGACTTAGCACCAGCTTCTCTAGCTTTAGCTAAGTTAAGTATAGTCTCAGACTTAAGATGGTCCATCTCAGGTATATTTCTTTGAGTCTCTGACTGTTGATTGCTTATTTCTGCTCTTAATTTATCTAATGTTAGAGCATCTTTCTGTAATTTAATAATTGATTCTTCAACTTGTATCTCGTTAGGCATAACCATAGCAGCTTGAGCTTGATGTAACATTGCTTTTCCTTTCTCTTCTTCAGCTTCTGCTAAAGTTTTCTGAACATCTGCTTGAGCTTGTTGTATTTGTAAGTCAGTACCTATGTTTTCTAATTCTTGTTGTTGAGGGTCTACTTCTTCACCTTGCATAAGTGATTGCACAATCTGGTCACGGTTATGAATACTAGAGTTTTGGAATACTGCTAATAGTATTACATTAAAAGCTGGTGAATCTTTAGGTATAGACTGTAACATTGATACCATCTGCTGCATTTCTAATTCTTTAGCCATAATACCCATAGTAGAATAAGGTACAAACTTATAATCATTAACAGGGTATCTATCTACGTCAAACTGTATCTTTCTCCACATAGATTTTTGTATCATAGGTACAAGGAATGTGTTTTGGAAATTCATTAATGTACGCTTTTGTCTTTTAATAGCAGCTGATTGCATCATAGACATACCACTAGCTGTATCATTACCTGAAGTCGCATCACCACTTCCTGTTCCCATTTGTATCATGTTCTGTAAACTAGCTACTTGTTGGAATGTTGATGGGTCTGTTGTTCCCATGTCTAAAGGCATAATAGCATCTCTAGGAGAACCATTAGTAAGTACAGTTTTACCCGGTCTTACTTCAAACTTAACACCTCTAGGTAGTCTTGTAGCATCAGCAGCCATCATAGGCGTAGTTGTTAAAGCTAATGAATCTATCCTAGCTCTCATTTCTGCATCTAAAGCTTTTTGTGGATTGTATCCCTTCTCACAAATCCCTCTACCCCAGAATTTATTAGGTACACAATCATGTTGGTAAGATATAAAAGGTCTATCTTCCATAATAAACAAGTTAGGCTCTACTCTAAGTATGTACTCATCATTAACAATAGTAACAACTGCTTCTACTAACTCATCTTTCTTTGTATATTCAAAATCATCCTTGTCAGCATTGGCTTTAAGGAATCGTTTAGGTACTTTACCCCAGTACTCTGTAATCTTAACGGAGTCTGATTCATCTGCTTGTTTAGTTTCCGGGTCATACCCAAAGTTAACAGTATCGTAACTGCCATTAAGAGGTACATCTCTATATACACCTGATAAGATACCTTCAACTACATGGTATCTTGGTTTAATTACTTCATGCGCAACACCTAATGCTTCATTAATGCTATTAGCTGATGGGTCGATAAGGAATTCTTTAGGAGATATTGCTTCTATCTTAATATCTATTGATGGATACTCTACTAATTGTCTTGTAGTAGCACCAGTACCTTCGATAGGTACTTCAGCAGGTGAACGCTCTATGTTTTGCTCTACTATTATCTTACCAATACCAGTACCATAAATAGCACTATTGATAAAGACTTCACATATAGCATCTTTACAGCCTGTCTTTTCTAAATCTTCTTGTAATAGGTTACGTACATACTCCGCATCACTAGGGTCTTGGTCAAGTACGTCATCTTTAATATCAAACCACTTACCACGACCAAATGTTGCTTCCTCTAGCTCTGCTACAGCAGACTCTACAGCTTGTTGTAGTGCAGGTGCTATGATTCTAGACTTTTCAGAGCTACGTGTTCTGTCTTGTTCTAGCCAGATACCACGCCAAAGCCTATAATACTCATCCCACATCCTAACATAGTTCTGGTCTCTATGAGTGCGCCAGCTTTCTAGTCTATAAGACAGCCATCCAGCTAAAGCTTGGTATTTAGTTTCTTTATCATCAAACATCTATAGAAATAGCTCCACTAACGTAGGTATAGCTGCGGAGTATAGCACATTTTAGGTAGTTACGTAGAAGTATTTGTTAAATTACCTAATATCCGGCTATATCGTCCATAGGTTCCCACTCATCTTCCATATCTATAGAGTATGCGAAGTCAGCTATGGATACTTGGTCTATATAAGCAAGGCTATCTAGTAAATCGTCATGACTTAGGTGATTAGGGAAGTCTAACATCTGTGATGTAAAGTGTTTCCACTCTCTATCTTCATTAAAGCTTATTTGTCCATGCTCCATCCTACCTTGTAGTGACCATGTTATACGTTCTGTCTTCTTTTTACCACCATGACGTAGCTCATCTATATGTACAAACCTATTTTCACTTCTCATCTCATCTTCTAGGTAAGGCATAATAGCATTTTTTAAAGAACCAGTCTCTATACCTACAGTTGTTGCTTCACATATCTCAGCAGCTTTAAGAATCTTAGTTGCTGTCTCTTTAATACCCCATCTTCCATGTAGTATGTCTTTAACCCACCACTTATCTCTATCTATCTTTACAATAGCTATAGCTGTCTCATCTAATTTAGAACCTTTTAGTCCTCTTTCTTTTTCTACAGCTTCAAAACCTGCTGGGTCTACAGCTATAACGTAATGTCCTTCCTCTGGTTCTTTCCCTGTATGAAACCATTCCTCTTTAAAGATACCACCAGAGAAAGTTTCAAAGCTTGCTTCAAATTCTTGTCTAAATGCCATAGAAGACATAGACCTTCTAGCAGCATCTATCTCATCCGCAGCTATATAAGGATTATCTTTAGAGTTAAATGAGAAAGACTCCCAGTCTTCTTCTTTTTCTGCTTCTTTATATAAATCATAGAAGTGATTCTTACCAGCAGGCGTACCTATAAACAAAGCTTCACCTCTAACGTCTGCTAGAGTTGGTCTTAATATCTGTTCCCATACAATAGGCTTCATACTTGCGTACTCATCTAGCACAACATAAGCAAGTCCTACGCCCCTCAGAGTATCTGGTCTATCACTGCCTTTAAGGTATATCTTTCTACCATTGATTAAAGTAAGCCTAGCTGTGTTCTCGTAGGCATCCTTTATAACGTCAGCTCCTAGCTCTTTCAACATACTCCACATAATATCTTTGGATTGTTGAAACGTAGGACCTACATAGAATACATCTTTACTTTCTGATTGTAATGCTTTGATTAAAAGAATCCAAGCAGCTAGTCTAGACTTACCGAA